GTATCAAATGTAAAATCAAATGAATTACCTCCAAAATTACCAGTTGTTCCTTGTGTTCCAGTTGGTCCTTCAGCCCATTCTAATTTAATTTCATCTGTTAATGATTCTACTTGTAATATATCATTTACACTACTCGGTTTAGCTGGAGGTAACATAATAGTATAATCTTCGGTTATATTTGTATGACCTTTTAATGTTGTTATATTACTATCATTATCTGTAAGTAAGATATCATCAATAGTCGCTTCATTGATTGTTATATTAGGCATTAATATATATAAATTAATATATATTAAATAAAAAAAAGTTATTAAATAGTTATTTTAATTTTTAAATTTTTTATATTAAAGTTAATTTTGCATATGGTACTCTTTTACTATCTCCATTATCTGCTAAAATATTAGCTGTTTTTGGATTTGCTTTTGTAATTGTTCCTTCATAACTTCCCTTTTTGTCTGACCAAGAAACTCTAGCATTTTCTACAAATGCTTTAGGTTCTTCTTCTTTTATTTCTTTTTTAGGTTTTTCTTTTTTGGGTTTTTCTTTTTTAGGTTTATCTTTTTTGGGTTTTTCTTTTTTAGATTTTTCTTCTTTTATTTCAGTTAATTTTTTATATGGAATTTTAGCATCTTTGTCTTTATCAGTAGTTATAATAGCAAATTTATCTTTTAATTCTTTAATAGTTCCTGTAAATATATCTCCTTTTTTATTTGTCCATGATACTTTCATATTTACAGAAAATCCTTCTACTTTTTCTTCTACTTTTTCTTCTACTTTTTCTTTTTTAATCCTTTCTTTCATGTCTTCACTTGCTGATTCAACCCATTCTTTTCCAAGTTCTGTTAATTTTTTAGGTTCTTTTTCTACTTTTTGTTTAGTTGTATTTAAAAATACTTTTATATGAGATACATTATCATTATCTTCATCTTTATTTATATCTAATATTTTGTATAAACCTTCTAAGTTAAATAATCCATTTTCTTTCCAAGTTTCTTTGTCTTTTTTTCTTCTTTCTATTTTGAGTTTTTTGTCCATTTTAAGTTTTTTCTCCCATAATAGATGTCTTTTATCATCTAATGATATATTTTCTAAATCTATAACAGGATATTTAGATTTTTCTATTTCAATTTTATTTGTTTTTAATCTATCTGATAAAACATTATCTTCTCCACCCCATCCCCAAAAATTATTTGGATAACCATTTGATTCTATAAAATCTCTATCATTAAATGATACAACTCCTCCCAGAAAATCTGGATCACTTCCGGTTTCACTATATCTTGTACCTAAATTGGCTAAATGAATTGGTTTTTTTGGAAATTTTAAATAATCTTCTACTAAATTATAACTTGGTAACATATCAATATCACTTAATACATAATACGCATTTTCTGTTTCTCTATTATCTTTTTCTGCTAATTCAAATCCTATATTTTTAAGTCTTCCTAAGTTAAATTTAGCCATTCTTGTTCCTTCTTGTTTAAATTCATCAGATAAACTATCATAATCATCTCTATCACTTTCTTGTTCTATTATGTAAATATGATATTTAGTTTTATTCTTAAAAATTATATCTATTTGACTTTTAAAAATTTCTAATTGTTCCCTTCTTGAATCATCATCTGAATTTCTATAAGCAAGAATTATATTTAATTTATTATTATTCATTTTATAAGTAGGTGGTTTTCTAATTTTACTTAACTTATTTGTTAAATTAAAGAAATATTCATAAGTTTTTTCAGGTGTTAGATATGTATTATAAAAGTCTATTCCATTTTTAGCTATTTCTTTACATTTATCTTCATTTTTTATACACCAATTAATTTCTTCTTCTAAATTACTTAAATCTTCATTAATTTCTATATAATGTACCTTTTCTTTTAAATATTTCTGGAACCATAAAGTATATGGAGATTTAACTAATAAAATAACAGAACCCATTCTAAATTCATTCCCTAATCTAAATGCTTTAACGTGTCCATCAATATTAAGTATATATTTATGTTTTGATTGTTCTTCCAAATTCATATAATTTTCAGTTCCAACTTTAAATTTAAAATCAGATTTATTTATTTCATTTAATTGACCATTATACATTTTAGGTTTTTGATTCCAACTAGTTAATTTAGCATCTAATATATTTACACCTTTTTCATTTAAATCATATGATAATTGTGCAGCTTTTAATCTCATATTTGTATCTATTGTAATACCACACCCAGTAGCAGAACCTCTAAATACACAAATTGGTTTTTTCTTAGAAAAATCTAATTCAAAATTAATATCTTTCATATATTTATTTTCACATTCATCTGGATATATATTTTTTGTAATTCTTAACATATCATCTTCTGTTGGGCATAATAAATCATGATAATTTTCATTACCACTTTGTGATAATATAGGAGTATATGTTTTATATTGATATTTGTCTTCTATATGTTTATTTGGATATATTTGTTCGTATGGTTCTAGATAATCTTGTTTTAAAATTGGGAAATCTCTTGGATTAAAAAAGAAATCCATATCATCTATTTTTAGCTTTTTATCTTTTAAATATTTTTCAAAACCTTTTAAGAAATATTTCATAGGTATTACTGTTTTATCTCCTTCACTTATATATTTTCTAAATTTAAATTTCATACCATCTGTTTTAAAAATACAATTATTTGCATACCATTTACTTGGATCAGAAATATTTATTTTTTGACCATATCTTTCTGTATCTATTATTTTCTTAACTAAATCTTTATTAGAACTTTCTAATATTCTTGACCAATCATTTATATAATTAATATTACTAAAAGGTATAAATGTATCTAATTTATTATTCTTAAAACTAATATATATACCCTTTTTTAATTTATTAAATATATATTCAAATGTTTTATAAGTTGTATCTAAATTATATCCATCAAAAATACTATTATCCTTTTTATAATTACTTGTATATGATAAATATCTGCTCTTTATAAAAGCATATCTTTCAAATTGGACTTCATCGCCAGCGTGAAAATATACTTGATTAAATATGTAATATTTTGGATTAGTTGTAATTTCTTTTAATTTTTCATAATATTTTTTAGCATCTTTAATTTTAATTAAATTTTTCCAAACAATAGAATCTTTACAATCTTCAATTTCATCTTCATCAAATTTAGTTTTTCTTTTATTAAATAATTTCTCAACATTTGTATATTTATCTACCATATTTTCTTCATATGATACTGGACTATCTGGTGATAAACTATCAACATAAGTAATAGTTCCATCTTCTAATTTTAATGCAAATTTATCTTCTTTATCTTTTGGTTTATCTTCTTTATCTTTTGGTTTATCTTCTTTATCTTTTGGTTTATCTTTCTTATCTTTCTTATCTTTCTTATCTTTTGGTTTATCTTTAATTTCTTGGCTTGATAATATCTTAGCTGGAACTTCTTCAATAATGTAATCTATATTTTCTTTTAATTCATTAATTTTTTTAAAATTATTTTGTAATTTTTTATTGTTATCTAAATATCTTTTTATTAATTGTTTTTTATCAAATTTATTCATATCTTCTTTAACTTCATCTATTAATAGATTTTGTTCTATAATAACATTTTCTTGCTCTTTTAAAATTTCTTCAATTTTAGATGTTCTTTCTTTAATTTCATTAGATTCATAAAATAATTTATTAAGTTCTTCTATTTCATCTATATATATTTGTTTATCAGTTATAGATTTTTGGATATTTATATATTTAGATAATACTTCATAATTTAATCCAGTATTTATTTTTTTTTCTAATTTAATTATTTCTTTTTCTATATCTTTATTTTTTGGTAATCTTATTACAAATTGTGTTCCACAACTTTTCTTTTTTTCATCATTACAAGATAAGGTTAATTCATAAATATTATTTTTTAATTTAGTTTCTTTAAAAATAATATTATTTCCACATTTTTTACACACATTATTTTTTAAAAATCCATTTTTATATGTGTAAAATTGTTCTAAATAAATTAAATATTCTTCCATATATTAATTATACTTATTATTTTAAAATTTAAAAAATCAAATTAATTTATAAATAATTTCCATCTTTAATAATTAAAAGATAATAAACAAATATTCCAAATATTAATGTCATTAACCAAAATGGATATATTGTTTTATCTCTTGTTGTTCCAAATGATTTAAATTCTCCATTTGTATCAAACATAATAGGTAATTTTAAATTATATAAAAATATACTAAATAGCGTATAAGCTATAATTGTTAATTTTATATTTTTATCAAAAGAAATCATAATATAATATATTACATAAAAAAAAATTAGATAATCATAGACCAAACTAATTTACTTATAAATGGATATAATATGATAAACCAAGCAGAACCTTTCATATTATTTTTACATAATAAATGTAAAAACATTCCAAATATAATGTATAAATAAAACATAAAATTCATAACCATAATTAAATGGAATTTATCTATTTTATTATTATTTAAATTATTACTATTATTATTACTGTTATTACTATTAGTATTAGTATTAGTATTAGTATTTATAGGAGCAAATCCTTCTTTACTTAATTCACAATAAATCATATATAATATAAAAAACTTGAAAATTCCTAAAATAATATATATTAAAAGAGGATCACATATTTTATTCTCTCCTTTTAGTGCAGATTTTAAATGATTTAAAAAAGTCATTTATATAATAATATTATAAAATTATTTAAATTAATTTATTAATATTTTATCCAAAGGTATTTTCATTTGAATATGTAATATATAAAAATCCATCTTCATCTTTTAAATTATCATATATTTCACTTATTAAACTATTACTTGGAGGTATAGTATTATTAATATAAATAAATAAAGCTTCAGATTTTTTAATATCTAATCTTTTTCTTATAATAAATTGTAATTGATGTATTTTAATATCTTTTGGTACTAAATATTTATTTTTTTGTATATCATATATACAATCTTTAGATTTTTCTACTATTAGTGGATATTTATCTTTATATTTATTTAATATTCTATTAGATTCATTAAATCTGTATTCAAAATTATTTATTTTTTTATATTCATACATTTTTTAAAATTACTTATATTTTTTTTTATTTAAAAAAATAAATTTATAGAATTATAAAATAGTCAATGAAATTAATAAAAATAAATACAGATAATACAATAGAAAATATTAATATTAATTTTAATAACTCAGATATTAAAAAAAAATTAGTAAAAAATACAAAAAATAAAGGTTCTGGTAGTATAATTGAATTATATAATTGGAATAATAAAAAAATAAGAGCATATGGATGGATTACAGGAACATTAAATGAAAATACTCATAAATTACCACCTTGTGGTGAATCATCTATTATTGTAGAACCATCTGAAGAATTAACTTTATATGGTACTATTTTTATAGTAGGATTTAATAAAAATAAAGTAGTAAATTATGATATATCAGAATATGGAGAATTACATTATATTTTAACAACAGATGATTTAGATAAAGAATATGATGAATCTGATGTGGAAGATGATAATAATACAACTGATAATATAATAGAAAATAATGATGAAATAGTTATAAAAGATGATTTATTATTAGATGAAGATTTAACAGATTATAAATAATAAATTTGATTTAAAAATAATTAAATAAATAAAATATAATATTATGTTTTCAAGTGACAATGATGAGTTTAGAACAAAAATAATAAAAAAATTAAATTTAAAGATTAATGATTTAATAATTACTAAAAATATAGAAAAAAGTATATATAATTATACTATTAAATTATCAAAAGAGAAAAATATAAATAGATATTGGACTAATGAAGTATTTAAAAATATATATTTATCAAAAATTAAAAGTATTTATGTAAATATAGATAAAGATTCATATATTAAAAATACAAACTTTTTAGATAGAATTAAAAATAAAGAAATAGATATAAGTAATATAGCATATTTGGAAATATATGATATATATCCTGAAAATTGGAAATATTTATTAGAAATACAATCAAAACAAGATAAAATTAAATATGAACTTAAACCAGAAGCAATGACTAATTTATATAAATGTAGAAAATGTGGAAGTAGATCAACTTCATTTTATGAAGTACAAACTAGATCTGCAGATGAACCTATGACTCAATTTATTACATGTTTAGATTGTGGAACAAGATGGAAACAATAACTTTAAGCAGTTACATATTTAATATCAAATCCTAATCCGGATTCATTTTGTAATTTTTGAACACAACTTTCTTTACTACAAGTTAATAATGATTTAGTATCTACAATTTGATATCCAGGACAATCCGAACAATCATTTACAGATGCTACAATATTATAATTATTATCCATAATAGTTTCAGCATTATTTTGAAGATGTAATCTGTATTCTAATGTTGTATTAACTTCTTGTTCATGTAAATTTAAAAATCCATTTGATTTGTAGTCAGTAAATTGTCTACCATCAGACATTCTTGCTGGAAAATTTAATACAAAATTATCAGATATTTTTGTACCATTAGCATCTGGATTTGTCTTATTAATATCAATATTTTTTAAATTTGTTCCAGTTCCAAATCCTAATGTATTCGCATTTTTATTATCATCTAAATAATAATAATCTTCTAAATCTCCTTGAGTAGACGAATTATTTGTTGAGGTTTCTAATAATCCATCTTTTAATATTTTATTAATATTACTATTATTATTATTCGATAAAGTTGTATTTACATTATTGCTTATATTATTTATATTATCAGATGGAACTGCAAATTTTACATTTGTATTTACAACATTACCATTATTACTTAATTTTCTATTTGGTGATTTTGTTATATTTTGATTTGTATTTGTATTTGAATTTTTATTCGAATTACCAAATTCTGCTAAAGGTACACCATTATCATAAATTTCAAAATCATTCATATTATTTGCTAATGTATTATTCATATTTGTATTAGTTGTATTAGATGTATTATTACTTAAAATAGTATTATCTTGTATATTCATAGATATATTTGGTAAATTATTTACAGATATATTATTTACAGATGTATTTTTATTTCCAGTTATATTTTCTCCAAATTGTTCATCTAATAACGATTCGGTATCATTTACTAATGAATTATTATTATTTATAGGTGATAATAAATTATTATTTCCAAGTTCAAGTGAAGTCATATTCATTATATATATATTATATATATAATATTTTATTTTTTTTTATTTATTATCTTTTATCCTTTTAATAAGAATTGCTTTTGTTCCGGATACTGATAGATTTTTATTATTTAATATTTTTTTTAAATCT